ATGCCCGGTGTCCGGCCGACACTCTGAACTGGTGGGGCGAAGTACCGCGGCGTTCGGCTCACCCAGTATTCCAGAGCGACGCGAAGGTCGTCCTTCTGATGGCCGGCTGGTTCCTCGAGGGGATTGCCGTCGGGATCTGTTTTGCGGATGTTCCGTCTCATTTGGTCCATGAGGTGCGGGCACCGGACGTGATCGATTCGCAGTTGAGGACGGACACCGGAGCCTCTCACGCGAAGGGCGTCCATCACCATCATACTGCGGTGCTTGAAATCGTTGCTTCCGTAGACGAACATGGAGCCGGTCTGCTTGCACATGAGATTGTGGGCAGCAAACGCCTCGCCGTAAATTGCTCCAATTGTTTTTCCAAAGCCCATTGGAGTTTGGCGTAGGGCCTGTCCATCTCCGATAAATCGTTCGAAGAAGTTGTTGTGCTCACGCTTCTGAACCTCCTTAGCGATCTGCATGGCGTCCATTCGTTCGCCATAGATCTCGTCATACACTAGAAGATACGGCTGGCCTTGGTCCCACATTTCCTCGGGAGGGATAGCACAGAGGAGTACGCCTGGTTTCTGAGTTCCGGGATCGAGGGAGAGTTCTCGGCACCAATCAGACGGAGGCAGATTTCCATTATCTCTGTACGCCTTTGACACCTTGTCGTTGAGTTGTTCGTCTTCATAAATAATCCTGTGCATGTCATCGCTGAAGTCTTGATAGATAGAAATGAGCGCCGTGGACGCCTTGCCGTAGACGCGTACCATCATCTCGCGTTCGCCCAAAGTTTCCCTGGCAAACTGCTTGTCCTTCTCTCGAATGAACGGAGATTCAAGGAAGCTCAAGCTGAAGTGGCGTGTGAGCACATCCTCCTGCAGTTTCACGCCGTTCTCTACCTTCTCCTGTGCTTCTTCCGCACGGCGACATACATCGTGGTAGACAGGGCAGACGTCTCTAGGAATAGTCGTCCAGAGAATCTGACCACCAGAGTCTGGCAGTCTCATGATCCACTCTGCCCAATATCGCTTCGTCACCAGCTCTTCGTCGTTCCAAAGGCAGTCCACGGGAACACCCTGTTGCAGGGCAGCTGAAGAGGCATACGCGTGAACCACAGTGTTGTCGGCTTTCATCTTGAACATGGCCCACTGGTTTAGGTTCCGATGCACCCAGCTAGGTTCTCCACCGACAATCAAGTCACCAGGGATAAGAGGAGGAGACTCTCGCGTCTTGTCAATCCGGTCCCAATCGTTTTCAAACTTGTGTGGTGCCCAAGCCCGCCACGACCCGGTTTTTTCGTCTCTGATAATCTTGAAGACACCCTTGGCTGGGTGTGGATCCAGCAGCATGCGGTAGATGACAGCACCGATGTGCATCAGGTAGTTCCCCGTCACCCATGCCAGCATTGCCTTGCCACGCTTCTCTTCTGGGCGGCAGTATATCTTGGAGCCATCCCAACATGTGATAGGTTCGTCGCGAACATAGCTAGCAAACCACACAGCTCCCAACACTGTCTTACCTGCCCGGTTACCGGCGTCCACGATCGACTCACGCGTTTCTATGATGCCACGCAACACCTTCTCTTGCTCTTCCGTAGGCCGAAATAGTCGCAGACCATCCATCTCGTGAGAGACGATAGCAGAAAGGACATTGACGAAGTCTCTTTCTTCTTTGCTGACTATCATACGATGATGGTTCCTGCGGGTTCTGTTCGGGCCTTGGCGATAGCCACAACCTCGTGGAGAAATCCATCCACTGACTCAATCATCTCAGTGATAATCCACCTCTTGAACGTCTTGTCGGTCCTCATCTTCTGTAGGACATGTTTCCGCAGAACGGCTCCAAGATCTTCTGCGTCAATCCCTTTGTACTGATTTGTTTCAGTGAGCTGCTGGTCGTGTGCAATCTCTGCGCGTTGGTACAGGCTAATGGCGTTCATCAGCAACTTCATGTTCACTTCTTTTTTGTCGGCGTTGATGTCGCCCTTGTGCATGATACGATTGATCGTGTTGGCGAGGAGCTCCGTAGAGGTTTCGCCAACAATACCCTTCGCAGCTTGCACACCGGCCGGCAGTGCGGGAACGGCCGTCTTCCTTATCTTCTTCAGAGCTGTAGCAAAGACATCGTCTTCCTGCTCTGAAATACTGACGTCCATCATCTTGCGTCGGGCGTCATCGCACTCACTACATATGACAGAATCCCCACGGAACGAGGGGGGCTCCTTGGGGATACTGCAGATAAAACAGGTGATGAAGTCCCCGCCCGGGACACGCATGTCCTCTTGTGTGGGGGCCTTAGTCACTGTCACTTGAGGCCCCAGCATGCTGCCGGCTATGGGGCGTGGTGGCATTCGTAACCTCTCAGAGAGAAAAGGGGTGGCGACACGTTAATCCGCCACCCCAACGTCTTCGCCGGGCTTACAACTTCCCGGTGACGGTTGCTTACGCGATCAGGCCGTTGCGGGCGATGCTGAAGTCGAAGAAACCCCGAACGGTTTCTGCGGCACCAGATGCCAGAATGGTTGCCCGGCCAACGCCGCCTTCGTTACCGACAGCGTCGATCATTCTGCCAGAGGCGGCAGGCTTGATCTGGGCTCCGGCTGTGACAGCCGCACCACTCACATAGTTAATGGGACCCTTCACGAACAGAAGGAACGTGTCACCAGCCGCAAGGGCTGTAGAGATGTCGGGATCGATAATCCCATCGCACTGGCCGGCTGCTCCAGACAGTGCATCGACGGCATAGCCTTCTTCGCCGACACCAAAGGTGACGCCCAATCCACCGACAAGTCCGGCAGTAGCGCCATCCTTGCGACAGACGATGACATCAATCGGAGTGCCAGAGGTGTTGACCCGAAGCTGGGTTCCCGCGACGGCGGTGGAGTCAGAGATAGAACCACGCTCACCAAGCGTGAGAGTCGTAGACTCCACGATGTTGATGCGGCCTCTCTGTTGATTCATTGTGTAGTCAGCTGACATTTACTTCCCCTTCAGAGGAGTGTGTGTATTGAAAGAATGCGGGTTACGCAAAGAATGCGGGTTACGCGTAGTTATTGAACTTCATCATGAACTTGGGAGACATTCTAAGATTCCCGAATACACTGACTCTCATCAGGTATGCAGCGAACTGTTCGGTCCAAGTTGGGCCAAAGACATCGAACATTGCGTCAGGTCCTCCACCGTTCATGGTCGGCAGGGTGAACAGTTCCATGTGCTGAGGGCACACAGCGTAGCCGGTGTTCGCAGGGATGGAGTAGTCAGACTTCAGGACGACACCGTCGATGTGCATCGTGTCCTGAGGGAAGCCCTGATCTCCGCCGCTGAATGGCTGGTAGATCCTCATTCGGGTTGAGTAGTAATTTTTAGCCCCGGAATACAGGTTCGGAGCCAAAAGCAGGCAGATGGGAGCGTCGCCGCTGTTCATGTACCCGTTGCGAGATCGCATCACAGCTTCTGCTTCGCGGACAACTTCTTCTACGTTGTCGGTCCACAGGGTGGTGCCTGAGCCCCAAGCTGTGCTGGACCAGTTCCAGAGCACTGGACTCCAAGCATCGTAGTCGCTTGTACCCTGACCATACGGCCAATCATTGGCGGTGGATGCGTTGTAGCGATCCGCGGCAGGAAGGTCAGAGGTCCACGACCCGCCGAAGCCGGCAAGCGCCGTGGAGTGACCTGCGTAGGTGTCAGAAGGAGCGGCCACCCGGTCGCCTGCAACCACGGTGCCATCGCCCAAGGCTGACTCAAAGCCCTGGAAAGAATTGGAGTAGGAGGCTGAGTCGCCGTCACGGTAGATGAATTCCTGCACACGCCTCATCATGGTGGTGCCAAGATTCTTCATCTTGTTTTCGTACAGGTTGATGAGACGTGATCCGTCCACGTTCTGGTTCATCTTCCATTGTTTTTCTGTGAGCATGTCGTTGGTTTCGAGACCTCGGACATCCACTTGTGCCTGTTCGTAGACATCGCTGTTCGCGAACGTCTTACGTGTCGTGTCTGCGGCGACATTCACGTCCGGCTCTCGCACAGCAATCTGCCAGATATTGGCAGCGTTACCGGCGTTGTATTCGATCATCCCATACATCTTCATGAGGTTCAGGAGAGCATGACCACGCTGGGTCAGGTCACTGAAGTCACGAAAGTAATGTGGTGCGTTGGCACGGATTGTGTTGACATGTTCCTGTGCCGTTGCTTGTAAAAATTGCGGCATTTACTATCTCCAAAATTGGGGGCAGTGATATCAGCTTAGCTGATTTGGATTCGCTTGAATGTGGTGCATCAAGGATGGATACCCACCCTTGCCTAGATGTAGCTTAGGAGCCGACGGTGGAGCGACTGCTGCATAGTCCTGCAAGTTGTTCCGGACACCAGGCTGTGGTGCTGGTGCTTGGCCCATAAACGATTGATCAACAGGCTGTGCGGGTTGCACGGCTGCCCCCATTGATTCAGGAGTGATGCCCAGGTCGGTCATCATCTTTAAGGTTCGTCGGTGAAGTTCGGGTCGCGTAAGCTGTTCGCCTTTCGACCAACTCTTCACGTTGTATTCCATGTCCAAGAATCTCTGACCATACGGCGTATGGCCGGAGTCAGGGTTTCCTCCAAGGAAGATAGCGGCGGCGTTTTTAACCACCCACGCGTCCACCTTGCCTTCGGCGACTGCTGTGTTCGCAGCCTGCCGTTCGTTCTTCATTGCGTCGATCTCGGCCTTCAAGCCGTCGACTACCGTCTTGTCGGCAAGCCCCAATTGAGCCGCGGCGTCTTTCACGAAGTCTAACGGGTTCTCCGTCACACGCCGTGCATTTCTTACCTTCATGGCTTCTTGGGTGTTCATCTCAGCCGTATAAGCCTCGGGAATACCAGGGACCGTTGAGGCCCAGGCTCCCTCGGGAGTCTTGACAATAACTTGGGCGTCAACCAACCTCTGTGCCTCGGGGGATACATTGAAGTTTAAGCTGGTCGTCGCCGGGACGTCAGCCACAGCGGCTGCCGTTCCCGGCGAAGGCGACGCTGCACTCTGTTGGGATGCAGGGGGTTGGCCTGTCATGCCCGGCGCCGGTCGAGACTCAGCGACTGCGTTCGCTTCATCGATCTGCACGGCGAGAAAATCGATCACCTCCTTATTCGTCTGTAGTTCAGAAGGAATAGTGAAGCCGACGGATTCCAGCTCAGACCGCATACTTGGAGCAGCGGGAGCCTCCTGAGCGGCTGGCGCAGTGGGTGCCACAGGTGCGGCATTGGCCACTGGGCCGTTAGGGTTTGGGGGGTCGAAGTGAAAAGCCGGCTGCTGCCCTGCTTCTTGAGCAGAGGTGACGGGAGGTACGACAGCAGCCGGAAGCTGCTCTACAGCAGGTGCGAGGCTCATGGTGCCTGCTGGAGCGGCGGCGACCCCACCGGGAGGTACGGCAGGGTCAGCGTTAATGTATTGTGTGAGACTTGGAAGGGCCAATTTTCTATTCCCGTCAAGGAGGGGAGGCTGATGATGTGCCCAAATTGTACCAAAACCTCAGCCAGATTACAACCCTAAACCCGAGAAAATACCGAAATAGTTTGAGAATAAGTGGTTATGGCATAGCAATTGCGTTCAGACACCCGATAAGTGGATGGATCTGATCTGTTGCCACTTCAATATCCTAGTCGCAACCACAGATACTCCCCTCGATGAGAGCCTGTCCTCAATCATTGAGCTCACGTGGGTGCTGAAAGAATGAGGGCCGTTCTGCGTCATCTTTGTCTTCGTGAGCGTAGCAGCCCGGGTCACTGCAGCCGCTGTGGACAGGATAGCAATGTATTCGTCACCGTCATGCTGAACCAGGTCAAAAACTGGGAGGTCATCTATCTCGAATTCGACGTCCAGCTGGATGATCCACGTCGACCCAGACTTATCCTGACAGCTGATGAGGTCGGTGATCTGGTGCTGCGCAGCTACCACCCGCTGGCCCCAGTCCTCAATCACAGGCAGGTGGATGTAGAATCCCGGCCCGAAGGACTGGCGAACGAAGCGTTCGAGGCGTGTTCCCTCGAAGTCGCGTCCAAAGAGAAACCGGCTAGCCCGCTCATTGGAAGCAATGACCACCGGCCGCGGGACACAGTCCCAGAAGAATTCGAGGATGTTTCCGAGGAGATCAGTTAGCATTATCTACCCTCATAAGTCCAAGACCTCCGTATTTGAAATGTCGTCGCCACGCCAAGGATCATCGTTGTACCAATCCCACTGACCGTCCTCATAGCCTAGCCCACACACCGTACACTGAGCCTCCTCGTCATTCAGCTGCAGCTTTGAGAAAGAAGTGCGGCATCGTGGGCATTGCTCTTTAGAAGGTGCTGTCTTCGAAGTCGTCACCGTCTTCTCCATAATCTAGGTCGGGGTCAAGTGCCCCCTCACACGCATCGATCATCCCTGCTTGGTATCCCTGGCAGTATTCGTCCGAGGTTCCCGCCACGGGTGTCGGCTGCGGTGGCGGTGTAGGATCTTCGTACTCCATCTCCCCAGTGAACCACAGGTACATCACCTGATGAGCGGCATTGTACGCACTCAGCTCAGGTGGTGTCATTGGATCAGGGGACGGCGGTAGGCTGCAATCTGTCTCGGGAACCCACCTCATCTGCTGGATGAACCCCCTGGCCACCTGCACTTTCATTGGAGGCTGAGGCCCGATCGGCTGCATCCCCATTGGAATCATGTTCATTCTTCTTCTCCTAGCACTTCGGCCGCGTGAGCAATCCCCATGAGGAAGCCGATTGTCAGGACGTCCTGATGGGGTGTGCTGTCGTCCATTCCGAGGTCGTAGAATATCTCAGAGGCCAGGTCGGCATCGATCGAACCCTCGTAGTCCTGGGCCTCATGAACCGCGATGAGCTCACGGTATCCGTAGGCTTCGGTGACGACGTCCAGAACATTCTGTCTGATGATATCAATCTCATGTTTCATTAGTTTCGCTTTCCACAGCAAGGTATCCGCACTGAGCGTAGCCGGCGAGGTCGACCCAGTGGTCCCTCTTGCTGGGGGTTTCCATTGCGCGACTAATCTTGTCGCACAAAATAATTTGTGCCCAATGCTGTGGCTCCAGCGGCTTTGTGAGGTAGTCGGCGAACATGGCATTCAACATTCCGATCGTTCGCTTGAAGTGAATGCTGGGGTGGCCGTAGTCCTTTCGGCGGTCGCCGTTCACAAGGCGGTTGGCCTCTTGGAGAACATTCTCGCCCTCATTTGGGCCAGCCACGATATCGGATGGGATCTTAACGTCGTCGTCGGGCATAATGCGGCTCCAATTGAAGGGCTTCGACATACGGGTGGACGCCGTCTATTACAACACCACAACCCAGAGCTGAACGGTTATTGTAGCTCTTGGCGTAGTCCATTGCAAGGGTGGTGTCATCGACTCCGCATCCCACGTTCATTCCCCATACGGCGAAGTCGAAGTTGACATGCCAGTTGATCCCCATCTGAGTATGGGTATGCCCTTGAACATAGTTGCGGAACAGCTCCTTGGCGTTCTTGATCGCCGGCTGCTGCCCTCCCTTTCCGCGGTCTCCGTGGGCGTAGATCACTCCGTCGTAATCGAAACGGGAATATCTGGCGTGCGTCCGCCACCCCGGAACTCCCCAGAACGCGGAGAAGCCTCTCAGTAATGTCTCACTGAGCCCAACACTGGCTGCCTTCCTGAAGTTCAGGACGTCGTGGTTGCCAAGCATGAGGTCTGCTTCTGGGAACATCTTGTAGATGGTGGACAATTGCTTCTTAGCCTTCCCAACCTCTTCGGCGAAGCTGGGAGCGTCCGGATGCTTGTCGTGGAAGTTCAGGGCAGAATTGTCAACTACGTCGCCGATAAGAATCACCTTATCGGTCTTCCAGGACTTCTTCGTCTCCCACAGATGTTCAGCGTACGCTGGGTGCAGGGCTGGGCAATGAAGGTCGCCAATTATGAGTGCTCTGCTCATGGAGCGCTTTCTCTAAAGGAAGAATACCCATCGTGAGATCTTCGTGACGGGGGCACATGCAGTAGGGGTCGCCACACCCACATACCCAAATTAAATTCTTACAAATGCGGGTATTGCAAGAGCAGGGTGGCCGAGGATCATACTGCTTCAATAACCCAGTCCACCATAGAACACTGGCCAACCCTAACGCAAGTCCAAAGAAGAAACCTCTATTGATCATGTGAGACCCAACACACAGCAGATGCTAATGAACTCCTCCTCGGCCACCCTCGGCTGCAGGAACAGGATCTTCGGCTTTTGAGGTCGACGCTGCCATAGCTCCTCCTCTTCAATGTCAGACATCTTGTTGTCAATTTCCTTCACCTTGCCGCGGAAGCTTTCATCGATTCCAAACTTCCTTTCGATGTGGAGCTGAAGATGTCCCTCGAGAATACGGTACTCTCCGCACTCATTTTTCACAGGCCGAACCACGTCTCCTAAGTACGCTTCGGAAGCGTCATGCATCATCCACGCCTTCGCCACTTCAGTGCCTTCGCGACGGGCGAATTCGTGATATCCTATGATGCAATGCTCCGCTACGCTGTATTGACCGCAGGATCCGTTGAATCTCACCTGATGGGAAAGGTTGAAGGAGATGTCCCGCAGGTGCATTTCTTCCGGCTTAGGTGCCATGAAATTGAACCACCTCCCGGACTGGGTGCGGATGTACGGCCCGTCCGGCCTGCATAGATGTGTGTTCACTGTCATGCGTACTCCTCCACCTGCTGCTTGATCTCTGGGCTGTCGGAATAAAGATTTTCTATTTCATCGAGGCTGTCCAATCGCTCCATGATGCGGCGGCTAGTCCACGGTCGGCGGATGTGGTCTTGCTTGGAGTTGGACCGCTGGATGTCTTCCTTGCCATACCGGATGAGGTTCTTTACCCAGTGGGCTGGGTACTTTGTCCTGGAGTGCCGCAGGAACAATTTCGTCTCAACGCCCGTAGCCCGGTCTGGAAGCCAGCATCGCTGGTCCCGCATCGACAGCTTCTCCTCCATAATGTCCGCAGCAGCCACCTGCGTGTGGCCCTCGTTGAGTAGCGTCAACACCTCGTCGAATTCGGACAGAGCCCGGAAGTTGGGTCCAAACTTCCACTTGCCACGCTTGGCTTCAATCACCTGCCACCAAGGAACGTGTGACCTCTGATACCGCTTTCCTCGCTTCATGACAGCCATATTCACGCCTTCCCGAATTCGGGCCGACATGTCCTTCGACTCCAGCTCAGCCATACTCACCATGATCTGCATCATGCACTCATCTTCGTCATGGATGGCGTTGCCAGTGGAGGACTCAATCCGGAGTCCGACGCCCATGTCCTTCAGCTTCGTCCAGCAGCCACACATGTCGGATAGTGATCGGAAGGCCCTGTCGATTCGGGAGATGCAGACAATGTCCCCTGGCTGCAGGACGTTCCACAACGCCGCCCCAGCCGGCCGGTTTCTCCAAGCCACGGAGTAGGCACTCACTCCCTCGTCGGCGTATGTCCCGCCATAGTTGTACCCCTGCTCCGTGGCTACGTCCATCATCGCGTGGAGTTGCGGCATCTGTGAGGCGACGCTCTGATCCCACGATGAACATCTTGCGTAATTAAAAACCCGACCCATTCCGCTCCGGCATTCGTCGGCCGGCGGCGGCCGGTCAATCTTGAACAGAGGGTCTACCTCCATCTTAAGCATGTCTCGACTCACGCGGCCCATCCGTAGGCCCGCCTTCTTGGCTGCCTTGCCTTCGATCGTCCGTTGGGAAATGAGGTCGCTCTTGAGCTGCGCGAAGCTGGCTAAGATGTGAGCCTTGCATTTCCCCCATGCTGTGGAGGTGTCGATGTTCTGTTCCGTGAACACCATGTCCATTCCCATGCTGTCTATCGCAGGCCACGTCTCGCAAAAGTCGCGGACGCTGCGGAAGGCACGGTCAAGGCGTACGCAGATGATCTTGTCACCAGGCGTCGCATTGGACATGATGTTCGAAAACGCAGGTCGCTCAAAAAGCGGCGACCGTATCCAAGCACTGACACCCGTGTCGATGTGAATCCCGGGGCTGCCGGAGTTCGTCATCGATGGGTGCATCTGCAGGTTGTTCTTGCTGGCGTAGTCAAGAAGCTTTCGGCATTGCAGAGGAATACTCTGGCCGTTAATTACCTGACCTTTGCTGCTGACCCGGACGTATGCGAACGTCTTACTCATGATCATGACTTCCATGGTAGAGC